ATCCAAGAAAGGATCGCCATAATATTCTAGTGCGATAGAATCTGGAGTATCACCATCTTCAATTCGTGCCTTTTCAAAAGCAACATAATTTTGATTCAAATCAGCATCAACGGAAAGTCGTCTGAATATATTTTTTACCAGTGTATATGAAATTGGTTCGTCTTGTTCTGCTCCGTTAGCAATGTAAATATTGGGCAAATATGAAAAATATCCTGGCATTAGTAACCCCTCCCGACATCTTCCTTGGTGAGCAGTCTAGTTTCAACAAAAGAGCAAGATAAGACGACTGCAGGTACATCAATTTCTTGCGAGTTGATTTGCTTTCTTGCCATATATGTACTATCTGGCGTATAGTTCACTTGAACACCTGTACAGATAGATGGGAACATTTTAAAGTGAACATCTTTTCTGTCCCTTGCAACGTTGTTGGGATATCCATTGCTGGGAGCATCCCTACGGCGTCTATCATTGGCATTCATCCGAACAAATCTCAAATCAAATCTATCAGGAATTGTCATATATCTGTCTGATGATGCATATCCATTTTTCGACATTTTTTTGAAAATGTCCTTTTTGAAAACATTTTCATTTTTTCTCTTAACGTCTAAGTGCTTATAATCAATGTCATTACCCTTGTCTTCTTGTTTAGGGTTCATTTTTTTATACTTACTGTTTTTATTGACTAACCTCTCATTAAAATCGCCGCCACTCATTCCTGGCATTGCACCTTCTTTAATATATTCGATAATTTTGTAAATATGCTCTGCTTCGTCTTCGTCGATAGCAAGCATCTTGAATGCAAAGTTGTGAGTTCTAAAACTTACACCAGCAAATACCTGTTCGCTAAATGGGTTGAAGATTTTACCATGATTCATTTGGGTGATAGCGTTGATGTCAGTTGCACCCGATAAACCCAGATATTGGTTAAAACTATTTGCCATTTGCACAGCAGTTGCCGTACTAAATTCTGGTAATGCTGCTTCTGCGGCATCTTGCAAAGTGTTAGCAACACTACTCATACTTTTATCACCTAGCATCTCAGTCAATGCGACACCGATACCTCCAATATCCATTCTTCTATATGCTGGTCCATATGATGTTTGGATATTACCAGGCATAGCAATATAAATCGCATCATCATCATAAATGACCTTTTTAGGTCCCTTATCATAATTTCTTCTACTATAGAAATAGTTGTCCTTGGCAGAATCTTTTTTGCCTTCATTCATCAACCTATGTCTGTGCATATACAGATAATCTACAGCAAGAGTTTTAGGATCTTCCGTATCACCCTTTTTGCCTTCAACTGGATATTTTTTTGGATAGTAAAAGGTACTCATTGAAGTCTAAATATATAGTAGTCTCAATTTATTTATGAGATATCAAGGAAGATATCGTCCTTCTTTTCCCCAGAAGTATAGAGGTGATGTAAATAATATCATTTATAGGTCGTCATGGGAGTATAAATTTATGAAATGGTGTGATATTACACCCTCTATATTAGAATGGGGTAGTGAAGAGATCATCATTCCGTATATTTCTCCTGCTGATGGTAGGAAGCATAGGTACTTTCCAGACTTCTATGTAAAAATTGGTAATCAAAAGTTTTTGGTTGAGGTGAAACCTTTTAAACAAACTCAAGAACCAAAAACACAAAAACGTGTCACCAAGAGATATATTAGTGAAGTTGTCACTTATGCCGTCAATCAAGCAAAATGGAAAGCAGCAAGAGAATTTTGTGCGGACCACAATTGGCAATTTATGTTAATAACAGAAAAGGAGCTTAAGATCTAATGCCACTTAGCGACGTAAATCCTAAATCAGTAAAGTATTATAATAATGATACTGTCTATGACTTCATCACTCATAGAAATACAGGTCTTAGCTTAACTAGTCTGTATCATGTTAAGTTTAGCACTCCCAAAGTGTTCAAGGACAATGCTGAGGATCATCGATGGAAAAATTTTGATCATGATGATACTGAAAGATTTTTGAACATCTATTCAAGTGCTATCAACATGCCTAGTAAGCAGTTGATGACTGGTCAGGTGGTAGATTTAGGCACTCCACGAAAATTTGCAACGGGTGTTGGTTTTGGTAGTTGTAATATGACATTTCAAATGCCTAGAAACCAATTTATTAGAGCATTTTTTGAACAATGGATGAATGCAATCGTTGCAGACTCTAATAATATGGTTGAAGATTATAATAATTATGTTTGCAAAAGAGTTCGGATTTATAAATTAGAACGAGGACAAGCATTTGGTGAAGCTAAACCAGCACATCAAAATCAAGCGTACAGTAATAAAATGAACACTGGTATGAAAAACAAAAAGAAAGATTTTAACTTGAACACAGTAGTTGCATGTGTTGAGTTGAGAAATGTATTCCTCAAAACA